TAATACTTACTTTTCCAAGCAAGTTCTACCATTTGAAACCAAATTGCAATAATTCGATCTCGTTCTTTTTTATCTCCCCACAAGTAAAACATATTCCACCATTCTTTATCAAAACGGCAGACTTTGATATCCATTGTTTTGAACATCCACCCATCTTTATGTTTTCTTACTATCTCCCACATCACTCTCATTCTTTGACTTCCTGCGATTGGATAATAGTTTGGCATACATAGTATTGGAGATTTTATGCCGTGTTCTACTACACTATCATATAGGGGTTCGTTTATAGGTACTCGTTCGATATTCTGATAAATCTTTTTCTGATTCAATAGAAATTTAACTGATCGTGTTTCCCATGTGTAGGGTGGCAGAGCTACTAACTCTGCCGTTTCCTTACTGATTCTATCTGCTGCCACTGTTTCTTACCTTTCTCCATAAACCGTGTCTGCGTCTTTTTTCTATTTCCATACGAATCATGTATGTTCTGATTAGTGCTACTACTGTCATTATAAAAGTAGTAGTTAGAGATATAAGAAGTGCACTTTCCCAGTGCCATCTTTCTATCATTAACCACAACATAATTGTTTGTAATGGAAAGTTAATTGCTAGTGCAACGCCTACTTGAACTACTGATTCTTGTAGTGCTGCTTTTTCTGTTTTAGTCATTTATTTCGTCCCATAGTTGTTCTTCGAGTTCTGTTTCATAAATTGTTCTGAACTCCTCTATTGTTGGTGTCATCACCTTTACTGGTGAATTCATTAATCCTCTTACATGTCTAGTGTATGCGATTAAAAGTTGTTGTTCTGTATATAATATCATATGTCGTCTACATTTTCTCCTGTTGCCATATTATCTTTAATTGCTTCTCGTTCTTTAGGATTGATTGCTGACTGAGGTCCAATCTTCAAGGTTTCCCAATCAACTGTACTTGTAAAACTTTCCATACGATTACTTCTCATTTTGACACAATTAAATGTCATACACTCATCCTGTTGCTCCCATGTTTCTAGTGCATAGGCAGCATCTGCTGCATCAAGAATACCTTTTGCAAACCTAGCTTCTCCACTTGCATCCGTCTGATAGGGTGCAAAAACGAGCGTTTCATATTCTTGTGCATATAATTTCATTTTCTTACTGACTTCAATTTGTTCTGTCCAGTCGTATTGACCTGAGCGACTTGGTGCATTGTGACGACGAACTTGGTTTAGATAATCTACTATTACTACTCCGACATCTAGTTGGTTGACTTTCTTGTCTAGTTCAGATTGAATCTTTGACAGCGTAAGTGCTGGATCATAGATTACATCTAACTGTCTTTCTTTGTGTAAAGGAAGTTTTGTTAATGATTTATGGAATGCTTCAAAGTCATGAGTTTTTTGAAACTCTGGCAATAATTCATGTCCACCATCAAAACGACCTGCCCACCATCCACCAACCATGTTCCATTCTTGAGCAGAAAGCATTTTGCTTCTTAGTCTGGAGAATGGGATCTTTGTGGCAATAGAACATATTCTTTGAAGTATTGATCTACTATCCATCTCAATAGTGAAGTACAAGGCACTACGCCCTGCTTCATATACATTGGATGCTAGATTACAACAAGTCAAAGACTTTCCTGAACCTCGTCGTCCACCCACAAGCACTAAGTCTTTGGGAGAGAACTTGATTTGTGAGTCATACTCACTATTGAGTCCTAAGGGTAAATACTTCGCTAGTTCTGTGTCGTCCTCGAATAATGATATGCTTTGCATACTTTCTTCGGGTGGTTTGACATCTACCTTATCACTTACCCTTAAAACTATTTCTTGTAATTGTTCTATGTTTTCTTCTGCGCTAGCCATAGCGACTGTGTTATCTATATAGGAATCCAACTCATCTAGGATTTCTACTTGTGCATATTCGTTCTTTAGATAGTCAAGTAAAAGCCAAGCGTCTACCTCGACATCTACGGACTCGATTGCGAATATTTTTTCTTGGAGTTGTCGATCTCGTACTTCATAAGAGAGATCTTCGAATTTTGGAAGGTCTTGATAATTGTCTATGTGCTTATCAAGGATGCGGAAAATTGACTGGTACTCGCCAGGTAGGTAATGTTCTTTTAGTTTAGCCCATGTGTCTAAATCTTTTTGAACTATAATCTGTTTTAAAAGCGCTGACGCAATATTCAATCGACTTCTCCCAAAGTAAAAAACGGGCAGGGGCGAACCCCTGCCTTAAACTAATCAAAAGACTAGGTAATTAACCGATATCTTTTTTAGCTGCGCCGTTGTAGTCAGAACATTGTAGTCCTCGTCTTGTCAACATAGTTTTTACGCCACGAACTGTTTTGCCGATTTGGTCAGCAATTTCTTCTACAGTGTGTGAAGCAACATCTACATCAGCAAGTACGTCAGCTTTGCTTGATCCTTTTGTTTCTTTTTGCTTTGGAATAGCGTTAATCTCACCACTTCTTAAAAGTGAAAGAGCTTTTCCTCTGATTGAGTTTACAGATTTGCCAAGTGCGTCAGCGATTTCTTCTACGAAAGATCCATCGTTAACCATTGATACAAATGTGCCTTCTTCTTCAGGAGTATAAGTTCTAACTGTTTCAACTTTAGGAGCAGGCTTAACATGAGAAGTTAATTCCATTGATAAGATTTTTCCTTGAATTGATTTAGCAGAGAACGATCCGCCGTCAAAGTTTGATGCAATTTCTGCATATGTGTAAGAGCCACTGTTGTCAGTAACAAAGGCTTGTAAGGTTGCTTCTTGCTCGTCTGAGAAAGACTTAGAAGCAGATGCTGAAGCTAGTTCAACATCAAATCCCATTTTTCTCAATTTGCTAGAAACTGATCTTGTTGATGTTTCTAACTCATCAGCTGCGCTAGCAACTGTTGATTGAGATATAGGGCTTTCAGAACCAACAAAGTCTGTTAGTTGTTGAGTTCTTTCATCTGTCCATTTAGGTAATGCCATTTTTTATTCCTCTATAATTTGTTTTAGGTTGTTAAATATTTTTATCCCGAGTTGTTCTGCTTTTTTAGTTTTTGCACTTTCGATTCCACTCTCATTGAGTAAGATTGTTACATCCTTTGTTAAGGAACTCTTAACAATGAAGCCATACTTTTCTAATACTTGAGTAGCGGCTGCTTTAGTAGGGTAAGATTTCAACTTACCACTAATGCAAACTGTTCCCTTAGTGTCGTCAAGACTGACTTTTGCCTGCGTTTTACAAGTAAAAGAAAAGGGAAGTTCATTATAGCCGTGGTCAATAAAAGTACCAACTAACCAGTCATAAAGATTCGACGCCGCTTTCGGACCCAGACCTGCCTCTATACATATCTCTGGGGTTATCTCACTTAATGATGAGATGTGTTGTGCTAATTTATTAGTGGCACTTGAGCCAATCAGCGGTATCGAAAAAGCTGGTAATAGAGTTATAAGGTCGACACTCTTTGATTTCTGTATCTCGTTGTGTAGTTTCGTACCTAGTTTCTCTGAATCCAAGCATAATGATATTTCTTCTTGGGATAAAGAATAGATATCATGTAAGTCAAATAGATCAAGTCTAGCTATGGTAGCTGGACCAAGTCCTTTGATTTTTAAAGTTTTTGCAAAGTGTTCAATACGCTTTGCAGATTTAGCAGAGCAAGAGTCATTCAGACAGAATAACTGATCGTTTACAAACTCCAGTACACTGTTACATGCTGGACAATTTGTTGGCGGTACTATCTGTCTCAAAGTTTCTCTTTCTCCTAAATATGATATTATTATATCAAACGAGAGAGGAAAAGTCAAGAACTTTTTTTCGGAAAGTGGGATAAAATAAGGGATGAAATTTCGAAACACTCCGTATGCCCACCAAACTTTTGTTTTGGTTTATAACTTTCGTGTTTGAACTCCTCGTGTAGCTGTTGTTCGTATTTCCAACAGTTATAGATTGTATCGTGATAGGTTCGTTGAATACGCAACTCATACCCTTTAAAACCACGACTTCTTTTGATAACATGCCGCCAGTCTTTACCACTAGCGATACCAACTTTGATGCACTCACGCTCAAAGGTTTTTGTGTTTACTAAAATAACTCCATACAACACACCCTCTCTTTCTTTTTCTTCAGGTCTGTTATCGAAGTATGTTTGATTGTAGACTCCTCCGCTCACCACTTTAGTCCATTGTCAAGAGCGTGTCTACATCCTTGATAGAAGTCTCTATCTTCTTCTGATATAAAATGCCACTTGTAATTTATTGAATACATTTTTTCTTCTACTGTTTGAGGATCTGTAAGATGCATTTGTTTATTCATCATAGCTTCTAGTTCATCAAACTGTTTTGTAATTAATGCTTTGTAATCTTCTACTTTACTCATTTCATCCAGTACCTCTTAACTGGTGGATTGATTGGTTTCTTTTCTTTGGGGTATCTTTTCATAAGTTTGCCACAAGAATGACATTTTAGATTTATCTGTAGTAACTCACAGATTGCTTCTTCCTTTGGTAAAGCAAAGCATGTATGAGGATGAAACATTTCTGTGGGTAAAGGAAATCCTATGTGTTTGCTCACCAGTTATGTACTACATTTGCCATAATAAATACAGCACAGACAAGATTCGTAAAAACAATGAGAAATCTTATTAGACCTATTGCATTTTCGTTTCTTTTGTTGTAGCCATCTTCTTCGTCAAACGAGCCGAGAGCGTGTTTTAATATAACCCAACCTCTTTTCATACCATTCCTTCTAAATATAAATTAGTTAATGCCATTACTCCCAACATACCAAAGAACATAAGGGCTTGTACTATTGACATAATAGCTACCTGTTTCATTGGATGTACATCTACAATTTTTTCAATC